AATGCATTTGACCTACTTTATATCCAGATCTTTCTGCTACAAGTTCCATTAACTTAGAAAAACAATATTGATCATTACAAAAACCAAAAAATAAATCAATAGATCTCGCGAATACTGACAATTCTAAATATCCATTTTGAATATAGAAATTTAAGGCTAAATTACAGGGAGTATCGTACTTATAAAGATCTAACTCTTCTATATCATAGTGAATTAATACAGCTCGTCTAGTAGTAGGATTTGTTTTTAATTCCTCTATCATTCTATCTAACTGATTATTTTTATTCCAAAAATATCCATAATTAGATACTACATTAGTAGTTCCAGGAATCATCATATTTTTCCATATCTTAGCTCTTTCAGATATTTCAAATGCATCTCTATTACCAGACAAATACCAATCAAATTCAAAATTTGCATAGTCTTGATTAAATTTACGAGCTGGTGTAATAATTACTTTTTCTAGTGGATTCTCAACAGTGAAAGAACTATTGAATATTGCTTTGGTTCCAGCAAAAAGATCACCGTGTTTATTAATATAGTGATATGCTAGTTCGAATGCTGCAGTTGGTGTCTTAAAACGGTTATTTTGTATCATATTGCTCTACTATAATGAATTGTTTTAAAAAGTCTACTCCTTCTAAGTTTCGGTACGCTGTTAAATATACAACTCTTTTTATTCCTGATTGTAAAATAAGTTTAGAGCAATCAAGACATGGAGACAGGGTTAGATATATGGTGGAATCGTTTACAGAATTTCCAGTTTTGGCGGCTTTAAGAATAGCTCCTACTTCTGCGTGAATTACATGCGGTAGAGTTATATTATCTTTTTCGCAACAATTGTCTGTTCCAGATGGAGTTCCATTATATGACATACTTATGATGTTTCCATCTTTAACTAAAACTGCGCCGACTTTAAATCGGACGCAGTGAGATAGGGTAGCTACCTCTTTAGTTATATTCATGAAAACTTTATCTAGCTTTTTCTGTTTTGCCTCTCTAAGAGCTACGACTTCTTTTATACTTTGCGCCATGAATTACAGAGATTCCTGTTTTACAAATGTACCATCCACCATTGCGCCTTTACGCTTAGCAATAACATCATACGCTGCATTAATACAGTCTTCGATATTGTAGCCTTTAAGCTTAGCTAGATTCGTAAGAACTACTACACAGTCTCCAATAGCATCAATAAACTCAACATTATCGTTCTTTAGGATCGCTTTAGCCAATTCTCCGGCTTCCTCTTGCAATTTGATGTACTGTGTCTTTGGATCTCCTTTTTCGTAAATACCACGTTCTTGTGCCCAGTCTCTAATCGGTTGAAATTCGTTACTTAACGTCATTTTGTTTTTCTTTTATGTGATTATCTAATGCTCCTAAATACGCAACTGCATCTAAGAGGTTATCTTCTTTATAATTATAGGAATGTCTTGATAGCTTTAAGGCGACTAGAGCTGCGTACATGTCTTCTCCAGTAATGTCTTTGCCAGTCATACCTCTCATGATCATTGCTGCACGATCCATACCTTCTGAGAAAGGTCCATACATGCGTTCCTTTTCTTCATTTCTAAGATCCACTATTTCATGTGCTTGTTCTAGTATGCTTTTTTCTTTATTCATAACACTAATTTACTAAAACTATTTGATATATTGGTTTACATCTTTATGGTCTCCCCAAGCTCTATCAGAATCGATATCACTAGGTTTAATATTAGGTTTAGGAGTACTTCTTGCTACATTCCAAAACCAATCTCCTTCTTTACCATGTTTTTTCATTAATTCCCACCCTTTAGCGTCATAAGTTTGAATGCAGTCAAAGGGAGGAACAATTCTTGACTCTTTCAAAAAAGGTCGATCATGTGTATAGAATTTAGCTCTACCGAGTTCTCCTGGTTGGATATTTCTAGCTACTGCTACTGCATTGAATTTAGTATTTGGTAAAGCAATCTGTAGTGTTCTTGATAAAACTCCTGTAGAGAATACAGACCACATTTCTTCTATATTTGTGTCTTTAAAATTATCGTAAAATATCCTAACTCCTCCTGAGGTCACTAATTCGTGCTTAAGACCAAAAGGGGCGAATTCAGCATTTATATCTTGCGCAAACTTTTTAGCCCATCCATTTAAAGTTGGCATTGCTGGAGTTCTTACGAAAATTGGAGTCGCGCCTCTTTCAATAGCTAATAATTGATGTAAACTCGCTTCTTTTGAAGCTGGCATAAATAGATACAATTTTTTATTGTATTTTTTACATAAGTAGCTTAAAGATAATGGAGCCATTCCAGTACGTGGAGCGCAATAAACAATCGCATCTTTTTTTACTTGAGACATATAAAAATCAGCCATCTTAGCTTTGCTACCATATTCAAATTCTCCATCATCAATAATTTTAAATCCCTCTAATTCCTTAGTTATAAAAGTAATATCATGTTTATAATCTTTTGTTATATTTAGATAATACTCTAGATCTTTTCCGTTGGCTAGATCTAAATTTGATTGGTCAGTTGTTTTGTTTAAAAACATATTACTTCTTTTTATTTGTTATTGATAGCTTTTCTGAATATTCTTTCACTCTTCCGTCATTTTCTTTTGTTAATCCTTTATTCCAAGGTGTTTTATTTTTTCTTTGTTCCCAAGCTTTTTTTAGCTTTAATCTTGTCTCTTCAGTATGTTTTTTACCAAAAAAAGGATTATTTTCTTTTTCAAATCTTTCAGAGCTATAAAAATTTGGATTTTCTAATTTTGCTTTTTCTAAACCTTTTTGTAAATTTTCTATGCTCTTTTTCTTCTTGATTGGATCTTTTTCATATAGTTTTTTTACAGATTCTGATATCTTTTTTATTGTTTCTTCACTGTATATTCCTTTTTTGCCTTTTAATTTTGATGGTACACCTTTTTTACTATTAGCCATTTGTTGAGTTAGGATTTTCATTTCTTCTAAGCTCATATTTAACCTTTGAGCTATAATAAAAGCTGATCCATACTCTTTTTGTTGTACATGTATTTTATAGTGCTCTTCTATAGATACACATTGTAAATTAGATAGTTCGTTATTTTTTCTATTTCCATCTATATGATGAATTTCATAAGTTCTACCTAATTCATCTAAAGGTATTGGTCCATTAGCATCTTTCCATATTTTTCTATAATCAGCCATAAAATAAAAATGGTCCAGAAAACAGAGGAGCTACTACCTTCCCAAGTTTAAAGGACCAATAAGTTATATTGTAGATAACTGGTAGTAGCAGTTTCTATCTACTATAAATATCATGATCCTACAATTTCACTCAAAAAAGAATAATATCGAGGACGTAAGTGAACTGACTGTTTCATTTCAAGAATATCAAGCATTTTTGTTCCATCTTCGTCTATCCATTCTTCTGGCCATTGAATTGTTTTAAGTCCTGAATTATTCATTATTTCATTGGCTATTTCTACAAGCTCTTGTCTTTCTGCTCGAGTTCCAAAAAATGGTTTCTTTTTATATAAACCCGTGCCAGGTATTTTGCGAGACTCATGCTCAACTGGAATAATTGTTGCTAATGTGCAATCTTTTAATTGTTTTGCGAATTCTACATATCTAGTAAATAAATCTATAGTGGCATGTTTAGGATTTTCTTGTCTCATAAGATGAAAACGAACATCAATACAGCCAAAATAAAGAACTACTTCATCATACTTTTCATTAATCTGTTCTGGAGTATTGCGTTTAAGAAATCCATGTAAAGTTCTTCCTGGAGTAAAGTTTAAAGAATATTTTGGTCTCCATACTGATAGAGCATGAGAATCTCCAATTACACACTTTCTTGTTTTATTTCCGTAAGAGTTGAATAGATCTACGAAGTTGCCTACAGGAAAGTTTAAGTCTTCTATCTTTAGTCTCTTATTGAATCCCTCGAAGTCGAATACATTATTGATGAACTTTACGATCCCGTTGTAGTTTCCTATTGCTTTCATCTTTTCGTAGTGTAGTGGCTGCGGTCCTCCTGGTACATTAAATGATCCAGGAACGAAATTAACTCCTTCGCAAATGAACAGAGCATCGTAATCTTGCCATTTTTCAGGACTTACATTTACATCGATTTGATCTTCAGGAAAATAATCTTTGATCATTCTTGTAGCGATGAGACCGTATCCTCCTCCTTGCGAATTTAAGGTAGAGCCAACATTCCCCATCATAGAGACTAGCGCGTATTTTGACATAACTTTATTTTCTATAAATATAATAAATTCTTAGGCCTTTATAAAATTTAAAAAGTAAGTGACATAAAAAAGCCCTCGTAATTGAGGGCTCTTTATTTTTAAACTTTTTTCCATATAAATCCACCAGCAGTTTTTTTCCATAATTTAGAATTAGTTTTTCTTATTTCTAATTCATTTTTTGCTCTTTGACAAATTTGATCATATATCTTTTTATAATCCATAAAAATAAAAATGGTCCAAAAAACAAAGGAGCTCTAACCTTCCTAAGTTTAATGAACCAATAAGTTTATTATAGATAGCTAGTTAGAGTAGCAATTCTATCTATAATAAATATGCGATAATTACATTCCCATCATTTCATTCATAGGATTTTTATTACTATCATTTTTATCTTCTACAGAAAAAATAACTGATTCTGTGGTTAGGATTGTTCCTGCTACTGAGGCTGCGTTCTTAAGAGCGGTGATTACAACCTTTGCTGGATCGATGATTCCTGCGTCGAAAGCATTGACCATCTTATGATTTTTAGCGTCGTAGATTTTACCCTCTACTAATTCACTAGGAGTAAATTCCCACCAATTTTCTACTCCAGCATTAGCTAAGATTTTAATGAATGGAGCTTGTACTGCTTGTCTTATGATATCCCTTGCTACAGAGACGTTAGTATTGCTTTCTTCTCTGTGATTAAGACTTACTCGGTAAAGAGCAGTTCCACCACCAGGTACGATACCATCTGAAAGAGCTGCTTTGGTTGCGAAAAGTGCGTCTTCAACACGATCACGTTTCTCTTTGATCTCAATATCAGAGTTTCCTCCTACGTTGATGATGGCTACGCCTCCAACGATTTTACCGAGTCTCTCTTGAAGTTTCTCTTTCTCGTAGAACGATGTTGCGTTATCGATCTGATCTTTGATTTCTACGGCTCTTGCTTCGATTGCTTGCTCTGATCCTTTGCCGTCTACAATAGTAGTATCGTCTTTGGAAACTGTGGCGATTCTAGCAGAACCAAGGAATTGGTCTAATTGTGCAGTGGTAATCTTGTCAAGTTTGTGACCTTTGTCTTTAGAGATAACTTGGCCTCCAGTAAGAATAGCAATATCTTCCAAGATCAAAGTCTTTCTTTCTCCAAAATCTGGTGCTTTAACTGCGCAGACTTGAACGATACCTCTCATTTTGTTTACGATAAGAGTTGCCAATGCTTCATCTCCGATGTCTTCTGAAATAATCAAAAGAGGTCGATTCTCTGAATTAGCTTTTGTGAGTACTTGCAGCAACTCTTGAGCTGTTGAAATCCTACCATCGTAGATTAGGATGTAAGGATTATCAAGTCCTGCTTGCATTGTGGTATTGTTTGTAACAAAGTAAGGTGACTTGTATCCACGATCGAATTGCATACCTTCAACGATTTCAAGACTTGTTTCTCCAGTCTTGGATTCTTCGATTGTGACTACTCCTTCACGACCAACTGCATCGATAGCAGAAGCGATAAGATTACCAACTTCTTCGTCATTGTTGCCTGAAATAGTGGCTACTTGCTTAATTTGATCTTCGGTAGACACATCGATTGCCACTTTCTTGATCTCCTCTACCATTTCGTTAACGATCTTATCGATTTCTTTTTTGATCGCTACTGCGTTTGATCCTTGACGAATCTCTTTTAGTCCTGCTTTGATCATTTCTGTTGCAATAAGAGTAGAAGTGGTAGTACCGTCTCCTGCTTCATTTGCAGACTTGATAGATACTTGCTTAACAAGTTGAGCTCCAAGATCTTCGATGTCGTCTTCTAGTTTGTGGAACGCTTTTGCCACTGATACGCCATCTTTTGTGACTTTTACTTCTCCGCTTTGCTCTCTGATCAATACTGTGCGACCTCCTGGTCCTAGAGTTGATGATACTGACGCGTTAAGCTTTTCTACTCCTGAAAGGAGTTTTTCTTTTAGTTCTTGTCCGAATACATTTTTAGTTACACTCATAATTAGTTATTTTCGATTACTGCTAAAATTTCTGTTTCTTTAATAAGGATATAATCTTCTCCGTCTTGAGATATAGTCATAGATCCCATTTTAGGAATGACTACTTTATCTCCAACTTGCACTTTGGACCTATAATAATTGTCATTGTGCCAGTTATAAGTGTCAGATGTTTCTACTACTATTCCAAGTTCTGGTTTCTCTTTTCCCATATCAGGAATTACGATTTGTCCGTAAGTTTGTTCTTCCTCTTCTACTTTTTTGAGGACGATGATGCCATTAAGCGGTTTAATACTACTCATTTTTTATTCATTTATAATTTCTAAATCTTGC